GATCGCGCAGCTTGACGATCACCGGCGCGAACCAGGAAACACCGCGCACCTGCCCCGGCCGCTGGCGATCGAACAGATGCAGAATGCTCGCCGCCGGAACCGGCTGGCTGTTCATCGCCACGCGCGGGAACACCGAGGCCTCACCCGGATGCACCGGGAACAACCAATACGCCCGCCGCCGCCCGAGCGCATCGAACTCGACGCCCTGGACGATGAAGCCGCCGCCCGCCAGCTCGCCGGTCTTGCCGGTGTCGAGAAGATCCGGCTCCAGGAGCTGCAGTTGCAGTGGCACCGGCAGGCCATCCTCGCGGCGCCGCTCACGAATGCGCACCAGGCACTCGCCGCTCTCGACCATCGTGCGCACGATCAGCGCCTGCAAGCCGTAGAAGTCGGTAAGGCCGTCGGCGTCGCACGTCTCGGAAAACCGCGCCCACAGCGCATCGAGGCGGGCGGAAGCGCCGCCCGCGCGCGCGCGCGGGATGACACCGGTACCGACGAGGTTGCTGACGACCGCCTGCACCGCCTTGGCGGCATAGGGATTGTTGCGCACCAGGTCGCGAGAGCGATCGCGCAGGCGCACCAGCGCGCCGGCGATCTCGGCGTTGACGCCGTTGGCGTGCGTGGTCCAGCCATCGGTGCGGCGGCCCAGGCGCGCGCCCTCGTAGCCGCGCATCAGCATCGTCGCGGCGGCGCGCTGGCGGGCGCGGCGAAGACCGGCCGATGGGGATACAAATCCGATAGCGCGATCTACGATGTTCAGCGTACCCTCGATCGCAAGCCAGACAACACAACCCCGATGGGGTAGATTGCGACCCTACATCAATTCCTAGTCGCTGAATATGCTCTTATTACACGCAATGCGCTCCTAGTCCGGCCATTCGATGCGCAGCGTGCGGCCACAGATGCGGCAGACGTAATCGTCGCAACAGCCCAGAGCGCAGCCGCCGTCGTCGGCCATCGGCACGCCGCAGCAGCTGGGCGCGCTCACGCTGCCGTCGGCATTGGTCAACGCCTGCGCGAGAAGCGCATTCTCCAGCTCGGTCATCTGTCACCCCCTGCCGAACCGCGCGAAGCTGCGCGATGGCCACGTTGTGCCTTGGACGGCCGCCGTTTCCGTCTCGATGGTGCGGATGCGCCTCAGCAAATCCGCCTCGCCGGCATATTCCACGGTCTTGCCCTCGTAGGAAACGCGCAGCGTTCCCGAGGCATACGCGCGCCGCAGCGCCGTCAACTCTTCCGTCGTCCAAGCCATCATCGGCCTCCCAGCCAGTCGCGGCGCCCACCCAGCCAGCCGCCACGGCGCGGCGCCATCCGTTGCGTCGCCGGCAGCGCCTCGGCCGCGACCACCGTGGCGACATCGGCGGTGGGCCGGCTCTCGTGCGAAGGCAGTCCGAGCGAATCCTCCAGCGCCCGCCACTTGTGCTCGGGCCAGCGATCGATGCCGGCGATCCACGCCGCGGCGCGTGCATAAACGCGACAATCCAGCGCCTCGTTGCGCTCGCGCACCTTCTGCCATTCCAGGCGCGAGAAGCCGCGACGATTACGCACGGTGACCAGCTGCTCGGCGGTGAGTTGCATCAGCACCTCGGCATCAACGCCGCGCGGCAGATGGACGTAGCCCGCCGGCGCCGGCTCGCCTGGAACCAGCGAAGCGCGCAGGAAGCGATACGTCTCAGACTTGAAGGTGGCCACCGCCACCGTCCACAGCTTGGCGCCACGGCGGATTTTCCGGCCGCCCTGCGTGGCGTCCACGTAAGAAGGGCCCACGACCGGCGCCGCGCGATTGAAGCCCTCGACGCCCTTGACGGCCACGACCTGGCCGGCGCCCATCTGGCGCGTCCAGGCGTAAACGGCCGGGGCCTCATAGCCGCTGTCGATGGCGAGGCGCGCGAGGCCCAGCTCGACGCCACCCGCGTGCGGCCAGGTGGTGCCGGCGATGCGCGTCAGCGCCGCCCACGCCGTTGGCTCGTCCGGCCCGCCATCGATGACGATGTGATCGATGAGCCAGCTTTCCAGGCGGCGGCCCCAGGCCCACACCGAAACCTCCATGCGATCCTTCTGGACATCGACGCCGGCGGTGAGGAACAAGGCATCCATCGGCACGACGCCATCCGGCCAGCTCTCGCGCCGCTCATAGAGCCGCTGCCAGTCCGGCGCATCGCCGGCCTCCTGCCAGGTCTCGCCGAGCACGGTGTTGACGAACGAGCGCTGCGCGTCGGCGAAGCCCTGGCACGCCTCCCACTCGCGCGCGATCTGCTCCCACGACAGCCAGCCGGCCGGCGAATACAAGCTGGAGAGATGGAATCCGATGGTGAGCGGGTCGATCGACAGCGATGTCGCGCGCCACTCGCCGGCCGCCAACATCTGCGTCTTATGGTGCTCGGCGATCGGCGTCTCGCACTCCTCGCAATGGTAGGCAGCGGTTTCCGGCTGGCCCTTCTCCCATCGCAGCCGCTCGAAGCGCAGCCATTGGCGATGGCCGCAGTGCGGGCAGGGCACAAAGTACCGCCTGCGATCGGACGACTCGTACTCGCGCTCGATCACCGACATGCCGCGCAGCGTCGGCGTCGAGGCGAGGAACACTTTCCGCCGCCAGGAAAACGTGCGCGTGCGCGCCTCGGCCAGCGCCACCGGCTCGCCTTCCTCATCGACGCTCGGCGGGTAGGCATCGACCTCGTCGAGGAACAGGTAGCGCACCGGCATCGAGCGCAAGCCGACCGCCGAGTTGGCGCCGGTCATCACCAGGATGCCGCCGGGGAATTCCTTGGACAGCACGGTGTTGCCACTGTCCCGCGCGCGCGCGGGCGCGACCTTGGCACGCAGCGCCGGGCTCTCCTCGACCAGCGGCTCGATGCGCTGGCGCGAGAAGCGCTTGGCGAGATCCACGGTCGGCTGCACCACCATCATCGGCCCCGGCGCGTGATGGATCACGTAGCCGGTCCAGTTGCAGCCGCACTCGGTAGCGCCCAGCTGCGAGCCTTTCATGAACACCACGCGCTGCGCCGGATGGCGCGGCGAGAGCGCATCCATCAGCTCGCGCAGGTACGGCGTCCGCTGGGTGCGCCAGAGGCCCGCCTCGTTCGAGCCGCGCGGGCTCAGGTAGCGATGGCGATCCGACCACGCCGACACCGTGAAGTCCGGATCCGGGCGCAAGCCATCGAGCCAGGCGCGATGCAACGGCTCGACGTCAGTGGTGCTCGAAGCTGACGTCGCTAAGCTGGCTGAGATGGTCTCGGACATGCGTCTCCAAAATCGTCTGCATGGTGTGGGCGTCGACGCCCAGCTCGGCGGCGATGATCGCGGCGACGCGCGCTGGCCAGCCGATCCACGCATCGCGCTCTTGTCGCGCCAGGCGGAACACCAGCGCCACCGCGCGCGCACGGTCGACCAGCTCGCCACGACGCTGCTGCAAGCGCATGCGCCGCTCCTGCGCCTTCAGCGCCTCGTTTACGGTGCGCGCCTGCAGGTACGTCATGCCGCCGGCCGCCGACGGCCCTGGCAGCCCCTGCTCGCGCAGCGTCTCGGCCACCGCCGCCACCGCCGCCTCGGGCACCGGCCGCAGGTTCTCGGTGGCCGGGCGGCGCGGATGCTGCTGCGAAGGATCGGTGTGCGCGGCGCGGCGCGCGTCCGAAGCGGCGGCATTAATCGAGCCGTCCGCGTAAAACACCAGCCGCCCTTGGCGTTTGTGATGATCGACCGAGCCGCGCGCAATGCCGGCATGGGCGGCGTATTCGCGCATGCTCATGCCCTGCTTGCCCTTCATCGAGCCACCGCCGCTTGTAGGAATTCAATCACGCAACTCTGACACAGCGCCAGCGGCGGCGCAACAACCGGCTTAGTCCCGGCCGAGGCCGCCAATGATCGCAAAAAGCCATTTAGTTACAGACAGTTAGCTTGCAATTAGAGCGCTGAAGGCCGCTTATGTAAGCACGAGCTAACTGCAACCAAAAGGAAAACGACGATGACCGACTACACGAAAAGCCAGCTGGCGCAGATCCTCAGCGCCATCGACGGCCAGCCACGCAACCCCAACAACCGCGCCACCGCCCGCCGCATCCTGGAAAGCCGCGCCATCGCGCTGAAGCTGACGCTGGACGACATCTTCACCGCCGCCGACGGCCTGCTCGACGGCCGCATGAGCCCCGAAGACTTCCGCGCCACGCTGCTCGCGCACGACCAAGTGGTCCTGGACATGCTCGCCGACAGCGAGCCCGAGGCCGAGCCGGAAGGCACGATCGCGCCGCACGAGATGCTCGAAATCAACAGGCCCGACGAGGTCGCCGAATGTTGGGACGGGGTGAGCGACGCGCTCTACAGCAAGCTTTGGGCTGTCATGCGAAGCGTCCCCGCCTGGACCGGCGAGACGCCGCCCGAGCCGGACGTGAACGCGGTCTCGCAGTTCTGGCACCTGCTGGACGACGACGCCAAACGCGCACTCAACGCACTGGCCGAGAGGCGTCAGGCCGAGATCGACGCACACTTCGCGCCAGCCGAAGAGACGCCCGCCGAGGAGCCCCGCCTTCGCCAGCCGCGCGAAGGCACCAAGCAAGCCACCATGATCGCAATGCTCAAGCGCCCCGAGGGCGCCAGCGTCGCGCAGATCGCCATGGCCACCGGCTGGCAGCACCACACCATTCGCGGCGCGATGGCCCACGCGCTCAAGAAGAAACTCGGCCTCACCATCACCACCGAGAAGGTGCGGCAGGTCGGGCCGAACAACACCGGCGCAGCCGGCAGCTACACGATCTACCGGATCGTCTGACACCCCACCCATGGCCGGGCGTCCGGTAGGCGCCCGGTCCCAAAGAAAGGAAACGAAAATGACCAGACCAACCCCAGATGACGTCGCCCGCGTGATGGCCGAGTGCTTCGGCGGCGCGGTCGCCGCGCTTGACGAGCTGATCTCTGTCCGCCGGCAGCTCGCCGAGGCCCACGACGATGCGACCGAGGCGCAGCTCGCCCTGGAGAACGCCATGGCACGCCTGCGCAAGGCACAAGCGGCCGAGCGCAACGCCCAGCAGACCCTCGATCAGGCGATCCGCGCCGAGGTCGACGCCTGGATGACCGAGACGCGCTGGCGCACACCGGACGCCGGCACCAACGAGGAGACCAGCGCATGACGCGCCCATGCCCATGCGGGAGCGGGCAGCCCCGCGAAGAATTGTACGATGCACGGGGCATCTTCTGCACGTTCGTTTGCGACGCCTGCGAGAAGCGCAAGCGCGCCCAGTTCCGCCCGGAGATTTTCACCAACCCCAGCTACGACGCGCCGGATCTCGGCGACGACGAAGACGACGGAGACTACCGATGAGTTGCTACATCACCGTTCTGGCGCGCGTCACCAGCTGGCTCTTGCGCACCAGCAACATTCCTGACGGCGCCATTCACCAAACGGCAATCACGCTAATCCAGAACGCCGACGCGACGGGCGACCCGGTCACCGTCCGCCTGCAAGCCCACGAGACGAAATCCGGCCAGATCGAGACGCTCGCGCTCGGCCGGCCGCGCATCTTCGTTGAGCCCGGAGGCCTCATCGGCTGGTGGATCTGGGACGCCTACCTGCTGCCTCACTGCTTCCCGAAAGAAGACGTCAAGCAGTTCGGCGAGGACGCCTACCTCGCCGCCGCCATCCGCATCGCCGGCACCGACAACATCAGACGAGTGGAGGTGGACTAGCCATGCGAAAACCAAAGAACGTCGATCTAGACGCCGTCCGCGCCGCCGTCGAGAGCGACGAGAACGTCGGGTTCTGCCTCGCATGCGGAGCCGAACACGACAGCGTCGAGCCCGACGCGCGCCAGTACGTCTGCCAGCACTGCGGCAGAGCCAAGGTGTACGGCGCCGAGGAAATTCTGATCATGTGCATCTAGGGAAGAAACCCCGCCAGCACCGAGAGGCAGAACGCCTCTCTTCTTCTTTAAATCCCCGCCGTTTTACTTGCTCTTATTCTACTTGTACTTGCTCTGATTGCCTTGCTTACACTCGGCGACTATGGCTTACTGTCGTCATTGAAGCAAACCAATGGAGACGACGATGAAGAGCCCACACCCAAACTGGTCGACAACCGATTGGGCCATCCAGGCCCGCGAGGTCGGCTTCGAGACTGACGAAGAGTACGAATATTGGATGTACTTGCGATCGCTTGATGAGCGCGACAAAGCGCACTGGGATCGAAAATTAGGCGGCGAGACCGACTAACACCCACCAGCGGGGAAGCAGAACGCTTCCCGTCGCCATGTAAAACTTCCACTGTTACTTGCAATTATTCGCGCGTTACTTGCGCTATTCTAGTTGCTTACACTCGCGATTAATGGCTTACTGTCGTTGTTAAGACGAAACGAGGCAGGCGAAGATGACCACCACCGAACGGACTTTTGGGATTGAGATCGAAGCCAAAGGCATCAGCCGGGGCGACGCCGCGGTCGCGCTGCGCGCCGCCGGGATCGACGCCCGGATCGAGGGCTACCACCACCAGACGACGACGAACTGGAAAGTCATCACCGACGCCAGCGTGCCAGACGGCTTCGAGGTGGTCAGCCCGATCCTGCAAGGCGCCGCCGGCTTGGACGAAGCCCGCCGCGCGATGGCCGCCCTCGAGGGCGCTGGCGCCAAAGTGGACAAGACGACTGGCCTCCACGTCCACTTCGGCGCCCGCGACCTTTCCGCCGCCGAGATCGCGATGGTCGCCCAGCGCTACGCCCGCTTCGAAGACGAGATCGACGCCTGGATGGCACCCAGCCGGCGCGGCAACGAAAACACTTACTGCCGCAGCCTG